TTATCTATACTAGCCTTCTTGTCGGCCACTTCGTCCAGAATATTATCAATTCTTTTCTTAATCCAAGTAGAAAAATTTCTTTCATCTTTCGTGGTATAGTACTTAACCAAACAATCTTTCTGTTCAGTAGTAAGAAGTTTGCCGTACTTATTATCAAAATTCTTTAAGGCAATCCCCAAAGCAAGAGTTTCAGTTTGCAGTTGCTCTTTAGGTTTATCAGTATGGTGGGCGTTTGCTTCTTTAATTCTCGTTGCCTCTTTGTTCTCTACTAAATGTTCACAAATATTTTGTTCACAATTCAATCTGTCGCGAGAAGAAAGATACTGACCACCTTGATTAATATTATTTTCATTAACCAAAATATTGAAGCTGGCAAATAGTTTATAATTAGGAACGCTCACTTTCATTATACTTTTACGACTACAAACTTTATTTATCTCTTCTAACAGTTGTGTATTTTCATTATATAATTTTTGACCATCAACTGTGTTGTGATGTTCCTTAACTAAGTTTCCATAAAATCGCATTGCATAATAAGGGTTTCTTGCCTCACTATATAACAATTGTGAATAAACTTTATATGCTTTTGAAATCTGTGTCTCTGCCATAAAGTGTTTCTTTATAACAGAAAAAATTCCAGCAGCCGTTTTATTATGGCCCTTTGAAATCTCATTTAAAACTGCATGATTGAGTATTTCAAACATAATGCCAACATTACGTTGTTTGCTGTGTTTCATATTTAACCCCAATAAATTATATTATCACCTAAAATAAATATATAACTGCTTAAGTAAAGTTAATTATTCTTCGCTTTCATTAGTGATAAAGTTGATTCTTCTAGTTTATTTTCTTGATGATCCTTTATAAGATTGCCCATCATGTCATTGACAACATGATCATATTTCATAATATCAGAAATTGTTTTATCAAACATATCTTTCTTGCTTCTGCGATTTTTTGCTTTTGTTCTGATAAAATCAAGTGTCTTTTTCATCTCTTCATTTTCGGGATCGCTTAACTTATCACCAACTGGCCCTTCTTCGTCATCTTCATTAAATGCATAATTTTTAGGATAACCTGGCAACTCTCTTGTACCAATAGGATCGTAGGGCATTGCATCTTTTGTATATTGTCGTGTATCATTTTCTTCCGCTGAATCATCATTATCATCAACGTCAACATCTACATCTGTTTCACCACCTTCTGCTGGAGGTGCGCCACCAGCCATTGGGTCGGGTTGTTCGCCCATCTTAAGTTGCTCTAAGATATGTTCATTTTGTGACTGCTCCTCTAATTGTAATTTAATATTAACAATTTCCGAAGATGATAGTTTTAATACTTCTTTCTGTATGTATTCATGTGATAACAAATTAGAATCAGCCATATCATTGGCTGTACTAAAGCGACTACCCATTAATTCAAGATGCATCATTTCAGTAACGGTAGATGGGTTGGTTAATCTTAAATCAAAATTGTAAATGGAGGATTCATCATATCCACGCAGATAAAGATGAACAAGTGATACCTTCGCCAATTCGCTGACAACAATCTTTTGAATACGTTGAATAGTTCTCGCAAACTTAATATCCTCCTGTGCTAGTGTGGATTTACCCGACAAGTCTTCTTCAGCTGTAAGATAAGACTTAGGAACACCTAACGAAATAAACAATTTATTCTGCAAGTATTCTATATCTTCAATCGCTGCAGCATTTTCACCACCAGGCAATGTTTCAATTCTGCTTCCTCTATCACCACGAACCGGAATGAAGAAATCCTCAAGAATAGATTCGGGATTGTATCTGTAATCTACATTACCAGTGGACTCTCCTACAACTGCCACCCTCTTTAGTTTATCTCTTGCCGCCTGCATATAAGAATCAACATCTCTAGGTGGAATGTTTCCAACGTCAACATAAAACACTCTACGTTCTGGCGCTCTACTAATACGATAAATCAACATAGCATCTTCAGCCATTAATAATTGTCGCCATACTTTACGAGAAGAGTCTAGTATAGATCTACCATAAGGTAAAAACCTATCATCACCTAAGATACGCATATGAGATACTTGATAGTTTTCAAACACCGTATTACCTTGTGCAGTCCACTTAAACCTTAGACTGTTGGGATCATTGTTATAACCTTCTTCTCTTTCTATCTCACCGACTGGCATCGCTATAGCGCCTAACACACCTTCTTTATCAACGATATCTAATAGATTAAACATATCGCCATACTTACACATATTTCTAATCCATGTCCACAGATGAAAATCTAAATCCAATCGTTGATAAAGTAATTCTTCAAGTTCATGTACCACTTTATCGTCATCAGAAACTATCTGCAAGATTTTGCCATCTTCTGCATAAGTCATAGAGTCATCAGCATATATGTCTAACGCTCTTGTAATTTCAGGGTAGTGATCCATTTCATCGTAATCTTTTACACGTTCTAATCTTTCAACGCCACCAACTAAAGACTGTTGATATAATGCAGACGAAGCTCTTTGGAATGTATCAAAGGCATTTTTCTGTGCCTTTATTCCAGGTCGTTCTGTTGGCACCTTGTAAGAGGCCGAACCACCTTTTAGAATTTTCTTAAGTATATCAAATCTATCTGCCATTTCTTATTCCTTTATTAAGCTTTTGTGACATAAAATAAAACTAAACCTAACACCACAGGTACTAAACCAGCGATTCCTCCCCACACTCCAGCCTTTACTTTTAATGTAGCAATATCTACTTGAATTTGTGTTAACTTATTTTCAATCAAACCGAACTTGCTATCGTGGTCATCCAGTTTATCTATTACCATCTTCTCATACTTGCTCCAGCTATCATTCTCTGCCATTAATTCATCATCCATCGTAAATCTTCACGCTGGCCATTACCAGTGTCAAAGGTGAAGTGTTCTTCTTTTTTCTGATCGTCTGTCTTATAAATACCAAATTCATAAGGTGTAGATGAAAAATTAATCCCACTTAATAATTGTTTAGTGATATCATCATTTTGACTATTGAATTTAAGAGTAGTGGCTCTTACATACATACCTATAGCTAATGCCATTACAAGGTCATCATTATAACTTGATAAAGCTTCTGGTTTACCATTATTAAAAATAAAGGTTTCTAGTTCATTTAATGTTCTTTTAGAGTGTAAAATAAAATCATGTGTTCTCAAATCTTCTTCCATACGAGCCACACAAGACGGTCTACTCTTCATACTCATAGTAAAACCAGGTACAGCATTTTTAGGTACATTGTATGGGTCATAATGCAACTGATCAGCATTGCTTTCATGTATACGAGTTAAATCTTTTATAGTCCAATAAAGATTTCTATATTCCATCTCTATTAACTTCATTACAACATGATGACCCATAGAGGCGTTTTCAACAATTATATAGGCGTTGTTATACTGAACTGCTGTATTATGAATAAGGTGTGAATAAACATCTGTATTAACCTTACCTTTATATTCTGCCACTTGCTCATAGTTCTCTACGTCAATAACATGAAATGCAGAGAAATCATCTCCATCACCTCTAGCAACATCAGCAGATAGAATATATTGTTTTGCGTAATCGGGATACTTCCATATCCATAGGTTTTTATCAATCCAAGTTTTTTCTTCGGGATCTCTCATATAAGGTCTAAAACCATTATCTGCTTCTTCCTCATCATTCGGATGTTCTTCGTACCAACTTAAGGCTTTTAAACTAACTACATTATTACCCGACTGAAGAAAGTCACAATCATGTTCTTGTGCAAAAGCTTGATCACCTATTTTCTTTCTTTCGTTTCTGCCCCACTCTTCATCTCTATCGGGATGAAAATGCCATGGCAAGTTGATCGGCTTGAAAGATATATTTTTATCACCTACTCTTTCACTAACGCCAGCTTCCGCTTCTATAAAACTTTTATGAAACCAATTACCAATACCATTAGGTGAAGACAATACCACACAATCACCACCTGTTGCTAGTGTAGGTTGAGCAGCAGTCCAAATTCCATCCATTGCTTTAATAAATGCAGCCTCATCAATAATCAACAAACTCAATGCTTCTGAACGAGCTGCGTCTGTTGCGTTGGAACCAGTAGCACCAGCTTTTATTTTAGAGCCATTCGCTAATTCCATACTTTGTCTATTATCAATAGTTACATCGGATTTTAACCAAGGTGGTATTTCTTCTAAAAACACTCTTACCTTATCTACTAGATTAGTAGCTGTATCTCGCTTAGTAGCAAGAATGAAAATTTCCTTATTCTTAAAGAAGTTAGCCATCCAACCTGCATAAGCAGCACACAAGGTAGAAATACCTAACTGTCTTGCTTTCAAAATAATATTATAAGATGTGTCAAGAAAACTTTGTAAAGTTTCTTCTTGAAAGTCCCATAGTTCAAAAGTAAGTAAACCCTTAGTTGGGTGGCGTATTTTTCCATACTTCTTAATGAAATAAATAGGGTCTTTTCTGCACCTTACATACTCTTCTGCTTGATCCTTATCCATTCCTACCCTTTCACTGCTGATGCACGAAAATACCAGTTAAAATACCCCCAAAATAGGGTTGTTCTTGCCACCAACCATTCACCTGTTCTTCAAAGTCTGGACTTCTTGAATTAGATATCTTTTCCATCTCGTCAAAACCTATTAATCTTGCTATATCTAAAAACCAATCTTTCCTACATAAAAAAGGATTGTTTGACCAATTAAAATATTTTGCACTCATCCTCCAAAGAACTTCTTCATCCTCTTTATCTATATTTTGACAGATGTTTGAATTTTCATATCCAAACTTTTCTTCTGCTGCAAACCCTACCCACCAATTTTTGGGATCACATCCCTCTTTACCAGTATTACCATTAACCGTTGAGTTACCAAAAGAATCTACTTCATTTACCCACCTTTTTACTTCATTTGAGGTGGTAATATAATCACTTAACTTTCTATACTTTATTATATCTACTTTACCCTTCTTGATATTCCTTAAACCTAAACTTAACTGATCATAAATATCTTCCTTAGTTGAGTCTAACTCAAAATCATTTTCT